GTTTCTCACTTGTAATTTCTCCATTTATTTTTTTATGAACAGGAAACTCACTCATGACAATATTTGTAATTCCTTTAATTCCTTTAATAACAACATTTGTAAGAATATCTTCTTGGATATTTTTGAAGATAGAAATAATATCTGATTGATCAGAAAGACCATTCATTTCCATATCAACTGTCCCCGAAATATCTGTATTAATAGATATTCTACCAATTAATTCTTTTGAATTATCATCGGAATATATGAAATTGATACGATCATTATCATAATTCATTAATGACAGATAAATATCTTCCATAACGATACCATTATCCATCATATATTCTTTATTGAATGAAAGACGAACCACCCATGGAGATGTTTCTTCAAAATCATAATCATCTCCATATTCCATAGATAAGAATTCTTTGTATAATTCAAGCATACCTTTATCTTCTTCAATATCAGTTTCATAAGCTGTATTTTTTGGATCATAAAATATTTGACTTCGAGTAATGACATCTTTCAGAACTGTATATTCTAATTTGTTTCGGACATATTGAGATTTATTCTGATTATTTGAGAAATCATCTGTTAAATAAATGACTGTAGAAGGTGATTTGAGATTTTTAGTAACTCCAAGAAGCTCTCTAAGACGGGGGATACCTCTTGTAACATTTGACTTCGCACTAACACCTGCAAAGTGGAATGTATTTAATGTCATTTGAGTAGCAGGTTCACCGATACTCTGGGCTGATATGGCACCCACCATTTCACCAGGGTTAATCATTGATTTATGAAATAATTGTGTAATTATTTCTTGTAATTCAATATATTCTTCTTTTTGGATCTTAAATGTTTCAATCAAACGTTTTGGATGAAGATGAATATCAATTAACATATGAAAGATTTGATTATTGAGACTATCTTTACGAATATATAATTTTTCTTTGAGTTCTTCATTTCCTTTGAAAATATCTATCGGTGATATAGATGATAATTTATTTTGTTTCTTACAAATGTTTGTTGTTATTCTATGTAAGTGTATAGGATAATTAATTGTATTATCATCTGTATGGAATTTTTCAAACATAAAGTCTTTATGAGATAGAATTATTTTGAGTTTATCTTCAAATTGTTTCTGAAATCCAGTCGTCTGTTTTAGTTTTTTGTATGCTTCGGTAGTCAGCACTTTTGTAAAGGCATATCGTTTAGGAAACATAAATTCCTTACATATTTTTTCTGTTGACATAGTCATAATTAATAGAGACTGTGCTTCTACATTTATTGAATCCATACCATCTTCACCATAAATCAATTGAATAATACACCCGGAACTATTTCTGACTGAAAAGTCATGTTCAACGAATAAATCTTCCATTGATTTAATTAACTTCCTTTGAATATAACCAGTTTCGGATGTTTTGACAGCAGTATCAATTAATCCTTCGCGACCACCCATTGCGTGAAACATATATTCTTGAGGAGTTTGTCCAGTAATGAATGAGTTTTCAACAAATCCACGTGCTTCGGATGAATCATCAAATTTACTATAATGAGGTAAAGTTCTGTCTATAAATCCGTAAGGAATACGTTTCCCATCAACATTTTGCTGTCCTAGACAAGCAATAATTTGTGATACATTAGTAGGTTTTCCTTTTGAACCACAATTGACCATAGTTGTGACACGGTTCTTTGGATCCAGACTTTCTAAACCCATTGATTCTGTTTGAGTGAGTGTTCGATTAAGTAAATCATTTACTTTGGTTTCAAAGTAAGAAGAATTTGTTTGACCGGAAAAGTTTTCAAAAACATCCAGATGGATTTCTTGCATAATTTGATCAATATTTTTCTTATTTTCTTGAATAACGGTAGATATTTTCTCACTGGTTTGATCATCCGCAATCATATCTCCAATACCGACACTAAATCCTTCAATCAATAGGAAATATGTAACTATCTTTTGTAAATCATCTATAAAATCTTTTGTTCTCTTCGCACCTAAATCATTATAGATGGTATGAATTAATCCTTTGGAAGTTTTTGAGAAAGTATTTTTATCAAATCCACCCGATTTAATATCACCATTCATAATTAATATTTTATTCATAAAATCATCGGGGGTAGCATCATAGGAAGCATTTTCCATTGATAAATTAACATTCTTAGGAATTATATAAGATAAGATACTTCTCCCTGTCCACATAGGTATTTCTTTTCCGTTTGTTTTGATAGATTTTGTTGCTTTGGGAAGAGAACCATCAAATGTACTCAAACTACAAATTAAGTTCATGACTTGATTTCTTGTAAATAATGATGTATCTACAGATCCTGATTGGATACCATCGGTAACAGTTCCTGTATCACGAGGATACACATTTGTATTATTTGAAAAGTAAAGTCCTTCTGGATTTGTGGGTAAGAACTTTATTTTTTCCCCACGAGTTAATTTATGGATACCTAGTAATGTATCTTGAACAATAGCAATAATAGGTTTATTAGATCGGGGAGATATAATTTGATAATTAACAGAAGCAATGTTCATTAATTCCGCAACAGAATGGATGGATTGGGGTGCGTGAACATTCATTTCATCGCCATCGAAATCAGCATTATAAGGTGGAGTAACACTAACATTTAATCGGAATGTATTTCCTTTCATAACACGAACTCTATGTGCCATCATACTCATCCTGTGTAAAGAGGGTTGACGATTGAATAGAACATAATCCCCATCCATTAATTGACGGTGAACAATATCACCCATGTTTAATTGAATATCATTTTTATTTGTCCTTGTAATTGTTATTTTTAGTTTTTCTCTTTCTATTAGCTTAATACAAGGATAATTATCAACACCATTATCTAATAATAGATTTAGTTTCTCTTTATTATATTGATTAACTATTTCTGGATATGTTAGATTTTTTGCAATTGGATAGGGAACTCCAAGTTCATCTAATTCAATATTAGGATCAGGTGTTATAACACTTCTTCCTGAATAATCAACACGTTTCCCCATTAAATTATTACGGATACGTCCTTCTTTCCCTTTTAATCTCTGTCGGACAGCTTTCAAAGGTCTTCCCGATCTATGAACAGACTGAGCAATTCCAGGTAATTCATTATCAACAAATGTTGCAATGTGATACTGAAGGATTTTTGTCCAATCATCCACAACTTCTGGACGACTGTTCGATTTAATTTTATCACCGAGTGTCCGGTTCCATTTAACTATATCAGATAATTTATGAGTTAAATCATCATCCATTCTTTGTGAGTCGCCTTGCTTCGCAGAAGGACGGACAGATGGAGGTGGAATTGGAAATACAGAACATATAAACCATTCAGGACGACACCAAGTATCTGAAAACCCTAAAATGTTTACATCTTCATCTGATATCCTTTCAAGAATAGTTTTTACTTGTTCAATGATTAATTTCTGTGTTTTGGTTGATTGATCTTCAGAATCTAATTTGTTCCAAACAGCAAAGATACCATCCATTCCATCAACCTTTAGTTTATCTGGTTGTTTCGCACCACAACCATCGTCTGTTTCTTGACCACATCTAGTAATTTTTTGAGACATATTATAAATTTCATTCCATCTTGCTTTATTATTTTTCTTCATTAATGATTTTACTTGGGGTGATTCCTTATTAATGAGTAATTTGGAACATTGAATACAAGTACATCTGAGAATTTTTTGTATGATTGAGATAAATTGATAATGGTAAACTGGTCTCGCAAGTTCAATATGACCAAAATGTCCAGGACATGTTACATCATTTTGATTACATGTTCCACATACTTTTCCCATATCAGTTGTTCCCATTCGGATATCAAATAAACCTTTAACAACTGGGACATCTTTTTCATAAGTTTCATGTGTTGTGACCTCAACAACTGACCTTCCACGGATCTCCTCAGGGCTCATAACTCCAAATTGAATGCCAACCACATTACTTGTTTCGGGTTCAATATGTTTCCTTTCCATAGGTATAATATACTTATTATCTTTTTTTTAAATCTTTTCAATTTTAATTTACTATATTTAAAAAATTGAAAATATGTTAAAGATAATAAAAGTAAAATATTATATGTCAGAACACCCCATGATAACCCGGTCTCAAAAACACTTAATAGACATAATTGAAAATAAAATTAATGATGACGGTTCAGATGATGAAGATAATGATATTGATTCAAATGGAAATGTCAAAGATTTAATTGATTATGATTGTGAGGAAACATTTGATAAACAACAATTTCAGCAAGAATTAGATCGTCTAAATGGAAAACATAAATTTAAAAAAAAGAAAGGAAAACATCTAAAACTAAATACAGATAATTTTTTAACAGACATACTTGCTGGTATATTAACCACAAAAATCCTCCAACAGTCTAATTCTTTCCCATTAAAGAAAAGAAAATTTAAAAAACATCCATCGGTTCGAATATCGATGCAAGACAAAAATGTCGACAACCAAACCGATACTGATAAATCATCCGATGGATCTTATAAAACAGATGATGATAGTGTTGAAAGTTCAATCGAATTATCAGAAGAAGATATTGAACTATCCTCTGATGAAGAAGAATTTGAGGAAGAAGAAGGTGAGGAAGAAGAAGAAGGTGAGGAGGAGGAAAGTGGGGAGGAGGAAGGTGAGGAGGAAGAGGAAGATATTGAATTAAGTGATGAAGAATTGGATATGGATGAATATGATGAACAATATATGGAACTCCTTGCTTCCAATGATATAGAAAAAGATGAAGATTATGATATTCAATACTTTCATTCTCTTACAAAAGAAAATAAGGTGAGTTATATTGAACATATACAGAAAATAAATGAGATTTCAGATACAAATATTCCATTGCGATTTAAGATCCTTAATTCAAACATGGATCTTCGGACAAAATCAATCGCGATACATAATCTTGATAAATTAAGTGAAATGGATGTATCAACTGGAGAATATTGTAAAATGGAAAAATGGATCCACGGCTTAATAAAGACACCTTTTGGAAAATTTATTGATCTTCCAATTAATAATCAAAATACAGATAAAGAAAAAAAAGAATATATCTTAAAAACTCATAAAATCCTTGATAAAGCTATTTATGGGCATCAGGAAGCAAAAATGCATATCCTTCAAGTGATTGGCAAATGGATACGTAATCCTCAATCTCAAGGAAATGTATTAGCAATTCAAGGTCCGATGGGTAATGGGAAAACAACACTTGTCAAAGAAGGAATATCAAAAGCAATTAATCGTCCATTCGCATTCATAGCACTTGGAGGAGCATCTGATTCCGCTTTCTTTGATGGACATTCATATACTTATGAAGGTAGTCACTGGGGAAGAATTATGGATATTTTAATGGAATCTAAATGTATGAACCCAATTATCTACTTTGATGAACTTGATAAAGTCAGTGATACTCAAAAGGGTGAAGAAATTATTCATTTATTAACTCATTTAACAGATCCATCACAAAATACACTTTTCCAGGATAATTATTTCCCCGGTATCCATATTGATTTATCCAAAGTACTATTTATATTTTCATTTAATGATGAAACAAGGGTAGATCGTATTTTAAAGGACAGAATGTATGTCATAAATACAAAGGGATTTAAACCTGATGATAAGATTTCAATTTGTAATGATTATCTTTTACCCGATGTCTTATCAACCTACTTATTTACAACAAAAGATATTATCTTTGAAAAAGAACCTCTATTATATATTATTGATAAATACACACATAAAGAAGAAGGTGTGAGAAACTTAAAACGGTGTTTAGAGACAATTGTATCCAAAGTAAATATCTATAATTTATCGAATGAAACTGTGAAACAAAAGAATACACCGGCATTTAATTATGAAACAGGAGAAGAAGAACCAAACCTCATTTATGAGGAAGAAGATAAACAATTAGAAGAGAAGGTGCCGTTAACATTCGAAATTAAAGATTTCAAAATGCCTTTAGTAATTACAAAAGAATTGGTTGATATTCTACTCCCTAAAAAGACAGATGATTTAGCTCCACCGATGAATATGTATTTGTAATTAAAACAATTTATAAATAATAACTTATAAAATAATTTTCAACTTTTTTTTATCTAAAAAAAAACATGAATCTTTATCTAATCTCATTTTAAAGAATGGTCCATAAAAATTATAAGTGGAATATTTCATTGGAGGATGGGAAACAAAAATGTCTACAAGTAGTCAAAAAGATCCTCAGAGAACAAAAAAATGAAACTATGGAAACCAATGAATTAATTTTATTGATTAATAACCGTTCACGCCATTTACATATAACGAACCATCAAAAAAAAAAATCATTAATGAATTTCATTAATTCGACTTGTGGAGGATTTATACAATTTGTAGATCTGTATGATTGTTTAGGAATTATTCAAGATGGAACTCATGTTAAGGTGAAATTAATTGATAATAATACAACTGATTTCAATGGATGGATACATGTTGAACATCCTCAATAAAAATGTATGGATATTATAATAAATAATGATAGTTATTGATGATAATTTGAAAAAGATTCTCCTTATCTATTTAATTGGTTGTCTTATTTTATTTAAAATGAAACCAGAAATTATGTTCGAGAAAGACGGAAATTTCAAACCCTTCGGTGTTGGAAAAGATAAAACGATCGCCCCTTATTGGTTAGTAACTCTAATTATTGGATTATCAGGATATTTATATATCACTCTCCAATCGGATACATTTGTAGATAATTAATTATCAATTAGTTTGACTTTTTATTTTATATTGTTTTTTCTTTATTATGAAACCTCGTTTAGTTCCCCATATGTTTCATACTCCTCCACCACAACCTCTCAAACGGATAGTTGTAGTCCCTCCTCCTCCTAAAAAGGTAGATATCCCTGTTATAATTCAAGAACCCTTTGATTATAAACCTTTACTTATTCGTATCATATGTATATTATTCTTATTGATTAGTGGTTTTGTTTTGTATTATCGTAAAATAAATAAAGAAACAAATAAAGATAAACATAGACAAAAAATAGAACACTTATATAAAGATATAAACTCAAAATAAAATATAGATTGTAATATAAAATAATGTCATCAAATTATCTTGAAACCCTCGGAGATTTTTATAATCAGAAAATGAAGTTCTTAACAAAAAAAGATAAGTTTGTCCATTGTGATCAATGTCAAAATGCGAAAATGTTTCAAGAAACAGATACAGAATTAATATTTACTTGTGGTTCTGATAAAGGACAATGTGGTATTCAAATAAAGATTGAATTACCATTATATATTCATTATGAAACACAAATTAAAGATTTAAAAGAAAAAATAGAGAAACATCTTAATTGGGATATATTACAAGAATATATTGATTCTGAAACAGAAGTTTCTAAACAAAATGAAGAACAAAAATTAATTAAAGATGCTCTGTATTATATCACAGATGTTTTCCAAGAACAAAATATTAAAACAAAAGAACAATCCTTACAGAGATTTTACACAAACCGGATACAAAAAACAAAAAGATGTAAAGTCCTTAAGAAACAATTATTAAAAACAGATTTATCAGATATTGATAGACAATCAATACAAAAAGAATATGTTTCCCATGTAATTGATATGAATAAAGAATATCAAATAACCAAAAAACTTGTCGAAGAAATGAACCCATACATTGAAAAGAAACCACCTGTAGTTACTATTCAAAATACACATTATCATAAGGATGCGAAAAAACCACCCAAACAAAAAGAAACCGAACAAGATAATCAACAACTTATCGAACGTATCATGGCACATTTTAAAAATAATGAAGGTATTTTAACCAAGACTGATTATAATCGGAAAGTCAAAAAACCACACAAAACATTATGGGGAGCCTTATTATTTAATTCTCTTCAGAAAGATAAAATACAAAACCCGTGGTTAAGTAAAAAACAAGAAAAATTAGGTTCTATTATTCAAACACCACCTCCTAAACCCACACAAATCCAATTAACTAAAGAATGGATGAAACATTTACAAATATTTGATGGTGATTCGGAAGAAGATCTAAATGATCCTGACACAGATACATATGAACCAGAACCTGCCCCTGTTCCTTCCCCTGTATCTATGGTAGATGAACAACCGGAAGTTATTCTGAACCCACAAATTACTGATTTAAAAGAAGGATATAAAATAATCTGGAAACCAAAAGGAACAGATACTACCGAAGAAGGATATCTAGATAAAGTAGATAAACGTCTCAAAACAAAAGTGAAAATTATTAATAAAGATGGAATAAAAATGAAAATAGATTTAACTGATTTAACCCAAATAATAACTTTATAAAAGATTAGACATCTTCATCGCACGGATCATACGTGTCATACCAATACCACCACCCGATCTCTGAATAAAATCCTTATTCAAAAAATCATCTAATTCTTTCATTACTCTCTCTTTTCCAAATTGTGAAAATAATAGATCTGCATACTCTCCATCAGAAATAGTATTAAATACATCTCTCATTTCATCAACATTACAACTCCTCTCCGCTGAACCAATTGTTTCCATTCCATGAAGAATTACATCAATCTTATTAGAATGTTTCTTTGATTCGTGTAGTTTCATGTTCCAAAATGGAGACGTTCTTTCCGGAAAGTTTTCTAAAAAGAAAACAGGTCCATGATCCACATTTAATTGTTCTTCGTGTTCATGTTCAAGCTCATCTACTTTATAATCTTCGCACAC